GCGCGTCTCGCTTACTTATCGTGGGTTTTGCCATACCCAATATTCGCACGGTCTTTAATTCTTGTCAACAATTATTCTTGACACCAATTCGGGAACCATGGTAATGTTGCTCATGCCACAAGCTAAGCGAAAGGTGGGCAGGCCCCCGAGCGTCACGCGCTGCCCCGGTTGCAATACCAAGGTGAATGGTTCGGCGGCACTGCGGGCGCATCTTCCCCGGTGTCCCAAGCGGAAGGCGGCGTAAGTCGCGCGCCCTGCGTTCGAGCCCACTCGCCGAAGCAGTTCCTCCGACTGGCTTCGCCGAGCGCACAACACATAGAGCTGGACGCCTATGTGGGGAACGAACGCAGCGCGGGAAACTTACACCATGCCAGTGGATCGACTTAAGAGAAATATCGATTGGATGGTCGCTGACCAGGACGGAAGCATCCCCTCATGGGAGCGCGTCAGCATCGCAGTCTTGATGGACATTCGATCTGAATTGCGGACGCTCAATCGTCTACTGGCGTGCCCCAACTTCATTGGCATCCCGGTTACACTGCGTTCGATCCGCAAGAACACAGCCCCGAAACGAAAGGCGGCCAAGTGAAACGCGTCCACTACATCGCCGGTTGCCTGCCCCTGCGATTGCGCCAAGCCGCGCCGATGGTGCTGCTGGATGGCGTCTGGCTGCCTGTGGAGCAGCGCGTGCCGTGGTACTGGCGGGCGTGGAAGGCGGTTTTCGCATGAGTTACCAGCGGAGAGTTTTCCCGGATACGCCACCGGACTTGGCGCGTCGGTGGTTCGCGGAGGACGCTGGCGATCTCAAGGCATGCTGGATTCTACTCGGGCTCGCCGAGGCCGCGTTTAACCTGCCTGACAGAGCATCTAAGAATGCTTCCGCCACGCTGGTTCACGCCCACGTCTACCTGAGTGACCGCCACGGATACGAGCAGGACCCGTGGCCCAAGAATATGGTCGCCTTCCCGTTCGTGTTCAACCCGCCGAAAGGTGCCGCATGAGCCGGGATAATTGCCAGTATTGCGGTGGTCGTGCGAACGCGTGGTGCGGTCTAGACGCGTGGTGTTCGGCCCCAGCTTGCCGACTGGCGCACGATTGGGCCACGTGCGAGCCGCAATTCTTCATTTTCATGCAGCCGACCCCGATGCAGCGTGTGGGTGGCTGGTTTATGGCGGCATGGTTTAACTTCTTGAGCCACTTCGCGTCAGGCGCTTGGATCGTGTACGAAACAGGCTGTAAGCAACGGTTTGCGTGCTGGATTTATTCAAACGCGTACTTCTGGGAAGAGCGGGCGCGGGGTCGCATATGAGGCGCGGCCATCAAGGCAGGGTGGATATTGTTCAAACAGCCATCGTTGAGGCGCTCCGCGACGTCGGCGCATCCGTGCAGTCGCTCGCGGCGGTGGGTGGAGGGTGCCCGGATTTACTGGTATGGTGGGGCGGTGAAATGAGACTTCTTGAGTGCAAGAGCGCTAAGGGCAAAGCGCGTGACTCGCAGGAAAAATGGAACCAGAACTGGCGTGGTCCTCTGCCGATCACGGCACGGACGCCAGAAGAGGCGCTGCGGGCGATTGGAGCGATCCGATGACGGCTCGCCAGAAAGAAGTATTGACGCGGATGCGCGACCGCGGCCTTGACTTGGTCTACGAACGCGGTGTGGGTTATGTGGGGTATCAGCGCGTCGGCGCATCGGTCGTAATGCACTTGATCCGCATGAGCGCGGTCAGTGCGTCCCAAGGATCGCGAGTGGGTGAGTTTGAGCGCTACCGCATCAGTGAGACCGGTCTCAAGTTGTTAGCGGCTGGTGAGGCCCCACAGTGACCGGCAGGCGCATGGATTCGATCAACCTCCGCAATCGCGTGGTGGAGGCCGCCAAGCGCGGGGAGTGCTATTCGTTGATCGCGCAGCGGGAGGGGATCGGCACCAAGCGGGTCGGCCAGATCGCGAGCGCGGCGGGCACTTGGCGGGGTGGGCGGGATTCGGTACGGGCTGTTTCGGTGCTGGACGCTGCATTTTAATGGGAGGAATGTATGGTGTTAATGGGGTTGGTGTTCTTGTCTGTAACGGTAGTCAACCTGATCGGGTTATTTGTATGGATTTTGATTGTGGCATGGCTGGAAGATTATATTGAGGCATTTCGGCGTAGATGGGAGCGGTGAAGAAAGGCGCACCGGTGAGCCGGTTTTGTGATACACTGGGGTCGGTCAGTTTGGCGATTGACCAGCCCGCCAAGGCTAAAACCTCGTGGGGCCGGACCTAAGACCCGGCTCCCACACGTCTTAGGGAGAGTAGATGCCGGACGATTACGACGATTTTGATGATGGGCTAGACCCCGAGGAAGAAGAGGATTACTTCGACTGCGGATGGATGCGCGAAGGGGGATGCTCTCTTGCCGGTACGGAAGAGTGTGACTTCGAGTGTCCTAATCGGGATTCGATGATCGCGGCGCTAAACCGCAAGGTTCGCAAGTGAAGCGCGGGACCCCTCGGCATCCCAAGATGTACGCTCTTGCTGAGGCTCTCTCGATACCCCTCCCGCACGCTGTAGGCATCATGGAGATGCTCTGGCACCACGCGGCTGAGGTGGCCCAACGTGGCGACCTGGGGAGTCTTCCAGACTTGGCTATTGCACAGGCTGTAGCGTGGTCCAAGAAGCCTCATTTGCTGATAGATGGATTGGTGGCTGCCGGATTCCTGGACCGTGACGAAACTCACCGGCTTGTGATCCACGATTGGCCAGAGCACTGTGAGCAGTCGGTTTGCAAATATCTAGAGTATGGGCGTAAGGACTTCCTGCCCGTGTATAGATATTCTCTAGAGAATCGCAAGAGAAAGGATAGAAAATCTCTACCCTCGCGCGTGGCAGAGGCAGAGGCTTCTGAGAAAGAAACTACGGAAAAAGAAAAACCTTCAAAGAGCAAAAAGCTCTCGCGAAGCGAGGCGTCCCCGGAGTTCGAGGAGTTCTGGGCGGGCTACTGGCTGAAGAAGGCCAAGGCTGATGCGTGGAGGGCTTACGCGGCGCACGTGACCACGCCCGCGCTGCACGTGGCGGTCATGGAGGCGGTTGAGGCGCAAACCCCGGAGATGATGTCGCGCGATGCAAGCAAACGGCCTTACGGGGCTACGTGGCTCAACGCGGGGCGCTGGAACGATGAGATTGTGGCTCCCTCGAACGGGGCTAAGAGCAACAAACAAGACATTTTATTGAAGGGAATAGGCTTATGATCTCAAAAGAAATGGCAGCCGGTTATTGCTTGAAATTCGGGCAGATGAGAAATTTCCCGCGCGACATGCCGGCGGCTTTCGGCGAGCTGGTGCTGGCGATGGAGTGCGCCGATACCGAGGAAATCGCCCGCCGTGCAACGGCCACGTTCCTCGACAACGCCGACCCGGATACACCGTGCCCGATGCCACGCAACATTCGCGAGGCCATCTACGCCATCCAGGAGCCGATCTACGCGCCCGCAAAGCCCGAGATGCCACATTGCCCCGCCTGCCTCGATACGGGCATCGCTGGCGGCTTTGTGGGCGGTCCGCGGGGTACCTGGTGCGATTGCCTGAAGGCGCAAAAATTCAAAGCGGACCATCCCGGAGAACTGGACGCGGTGAATGAACTTTACGATAAACTCACGGCGCGTCTCGGCAAGAAAGAAACCACGCGCGAATTGTTGTCTCGAATCGCAAGTGAACGGCGCACATTAGCGAACGTCACGGATATTCTCAGCGCGATCGATGGCGCACGCCGATCAACACGCGCACGCAAGGCCACCACAGGCGAGCAGTCCCCGGAGCGTGCGCGATGAGCAACACCTACCTTGGTACTTTGGTTGATGACGACGAACTAGCCCAGCTTCGCGCGAAGGCCGAATGGTGCGACACGGTCGGGCTGGATGCCGAGGATAAAGCTCACTGGGCGTATTGGCAGGGGCGGGCGATTGGAGCCGAAGCGAAGGCCGCACGGATGGACGTGCTGGAAGAGGCGATCACGAACGCCAGCCTACTGATTTGCGAAAGCTCCGCGCCTGAATGCAAGGCCGCGATGAAGGTGTTCGGCGAAGTGATGGACGCGGACGCTCGGAAACGGATGGGCATATGAACCTCGTGGGTAGATTGCGACATGCGAAGGAAGCCGAACTAACCCAGCTTCGCGAGCGTGCCGCGCGAGCGGATGCAGCCGAAAAGCGATGCTCACGCTTTGTGGAAATATTCGCCGAAATCGAAGAGGGGCGGCTGCGTAAGAATCCCGACGACGAGGAGCACATCGACGCCATCGTGGAATCGATGATGCGGTTCCAGAGGCGTGCCGCGCTGTGCGGCGAGTTGGCTGAGGCGCTGCGCGAATTGGTGGCACTCGCGAAGTTCGACGGGCTGTGTAAATGAAAGAGCAAGTTTCTCTGTGGTTGAGAGAAAATGGGCGCGGGCTGCTCGGGGGAGGAGCCCCGCCCATATACACCAAGCACAATACTTCCAGCTACGCCGCTGGCTGCCGCTGTAGGGCGTGCACGCTCGCCCACAGCCAGTTCTACAGCAAACAGGCAAGGCTCGATCGGCACGCCGCCCAAATGCGAGCGAGGAGGAAAACGCAATGAAGAAAAAACGCAAACGCAAGGGATTCGGCCCGATGCTGCATCACAATCGCATGGACCTGCCGCTAGAGTTGCACCTGTGCCCCAGCGTGATCGCGAAACTGCGCGAACTGGAAGAATTGGACCGTCAGCGCAAGTTGAAGTAAACTAAATCCTGTGGGACGCCCATCGATCTACACTCCTGAGATTGCCGCTGAGATTTGCGAGCGGCTGGCCGGCGGCGAGTCGTTGCTGTCGATTTGCCGCGATGAGCGTTTCCCTACCGATACAGCCGTTAGAATCTGGGCACTACAGGACCGCGAGGGCTTTTTTTCGGAGTACACGCGCGCGCGGAACATGGGGCTTGACGTTCGCGCAGAACGGGTGCTTGAGCTTGCTCGAGGGGTGGACAAGGAAGACGTTCCTCGAGCCCGCCTCGAGTTTGACGCGGAACGCTGGTACTTGAGTAAACTGGCCCCGAAGGTCTACGGCGATGCCACGCTGCTCAAGCACGGCGATGCCGAGGGCAACGTGCTGAAGGTGCAGATCAGCCAAGTCACCGGCACGGACGAATGAAACCCCCAGCCCCCTTTGCTCAAGGCAGCATTTTGCTCGACGCTGCGGCTGGTTCCGCTCATCGCAATGCGAATCGTTTCGGCTCGCGCTACATCCTGCGAGCGTCTCAGTGGTGGAACTTCTCAGCCCCCGTGAATCCGTTCGCAAGTTCGCTCTGTGACTCTGGCGGTAGATTCCGCTGCTGGTGAGTTACGCGCGACAGCACGGAATCAGGGTAGCATAAAAGCACGCATTTACATTTCCAGCACAAGCAGCGCAAGCTCTACGACCTCCTGATCGCCACCGGCCGCCACGTTGCGACCACTATCGGCTTCGGCGGCGCAAAGGGCGGAGGCAAATCGGCCGGCGTCCGCAACTGCGCTCTGCGTCTCGCGCTGGAGCTGGGCGCGCAATACCCCGGCCTCACAATCACCATCATCCGGCGCGTATTCGACGATCTCAAGAAGAATCACATCGACGAGCTCTTCTTGGCATATCCGGAGCTGCGTGAACACTACCGGGCCGACGACAAGGAGTTGAAGCTGGCAAGCGGTGCCCGCATCGTGTTCGCATTCGCGGAGACCGCAGGCGACGTGGAGCGTAAGTTTCGCGGCGGGTATCAAAGCGCGTTCATCCTCGTAGATGAGGCCCAGCAGTTCACTGAAGCCGAATTGCAGGATTTCAAGATGGCCGCACGCTGGACCAAGCAGGACGTCGGCATTCCGGAGGGCTTCTGCAAGTTGGTGCTGCTGTTCAACCCCGGCGGTAAGTCGGCCGATTACCTGCGGCGAATCTTCTGGACCAAGCAATACACCACGCGCGAGGAACCGCAGTCTTACGCCTTCATGCACGTGTTCGGCTGGGACAATTACGAATGGTTCCGCGGGCAGGTGCAGATCAGCGAGCACGATTTCTATCAACTACCCAGCGCCACGCGGTTTCAGATGTTCATCACAGAGACCTCGGAGGGACGAAAGTATGACGCCTTTCCGGAGTCCATCCGCGCTGGCTACCTACTCGGCAGCTTCGACCATTTCGAGGGACAGTACTTCGCGGGTGCCTGGGATGAGCGCAAATGCGTGCTCACACAAGCGCAGTGCGAAGCCTTGATTCAACCGTGGTGGACTCGCTGGATGGCTCAAGACTGGGCTTTCGCGGAACACTCTTCGCATGGATGGTATGCATCGGGGAAGGTCGCTCCGTCGAGGTGGATGGAGATGTTTGGCGGTAAGACGGAATACGCTATGGATATCGTGATCCGGTATCGTGAGCACGTCATCAGCAACCGCGCTGAAGCGGATATGGCGACCGATATCGTGATCCGAACCAAGGGATTCGGTGACGCCACGCAGGAGCAGGAACGAAAAGCGCTATCGCGATTCTTTCTTTCTGAGGATGCATTTGGGAAGCGTGCACGCCAGCCTGGTGACGCTCACACGTTGGGCGAAGCGTATCGCGCGATCATGCAGCGTCACGAGTTGCCATCGCCCGAACCAGCGGACCAGAACCGACTGATGGGCTGGCGGTTTATGTACAACTGCTTGCGCCAAGCGAATCTTCGCGGGACGAATATCAGTGAGGAGCGCAGCCTGCAAGGCCCTGCATTTTTTGTTTCGCAAGAATGCCCCATGGCGATTAGCTCGATCCCGATGGCGATACGCGATGAAGATGAACCCGATGACGTTGCTCGCGTAGCTGGCGCAGTCTGGGAAGACGTCACCGACGAAATTCGCTACGGCCTGCATTCAATGCTCAACCCGAAATCCAAAGCCCCGCGTGACGTGCGGGCGCAGGAGTTGTATAATTCCATCCAAGGAACGAACACGACCGACGTGATGACGTCCAGAGCGATGGCGATGGCGAAATTCAAGGAGCAGGAAATGAGCACGACGCGAGTCGGGAGACCGAGGTGGCGGGATTGAAACCACAAATCTACAAGGTCGATCGGAAATGGGTTCTGCGCATCGGAGGCGGTGGAATGACAATCCGGTACGGATGCCCGAGTTGGGTTGACGCGATTGGCTTATTGCGGCGCTGGTATCTTGCCAAGAATGCGGGGTGCTTGTTCGGATGACCGCCTTCTTCCTCTGGCTCCAGTGGATCTTCCACGGTCGCGCACAACTGGCCGCGATGCGGACTGAACTTGACCAGCGCATCGCCAAACTGGAGCGATTAGCGCAGCCACCCGCCATTGTGCCGCCCGATGTGAGAGAATCACCACAACGCCAGAAGCCGGAAGTATTGCAGGCGCGGACGTGGCGCGATTTTTTACAGCACGTGGAGGAGCCCGATGTCTAGTGATTATCGGAATTATCGTCCGTCGATCACACTGCCGATATTGTCTGAGAATGAGGCACTCGTGTTTCCGCAAGCCCAAACAGTCTTGAGGTATCCTGACGATTTTGGGAGCATCGTAGTTGTGGATTGCCGAAAGCCAGAAGAGCAGCCGTCATGAGCCTATTGGGCGCATTTGGTTCTATGGTCGGAATGGTTGAAGCCCCGAAGCCTGAGTATATTGCGGCGGGAATCAATCGTGTTGTGGATGCCGCTGTCCGTGTGGCCGTGTTAGCCGAGCGCGAACGATGCGCCAAAATTGCCGAAGGTGGATTCATCAACGATCAGTCAGAGCATGGAGAGTACCTGCGGGCAGGCGCTCATTTGATAGCCGCAATAATTCGCAGCACAGGAGAAAAGACCGATGCCGAACGATAAAGCCGGTAAGTTCCACATGAACCCGAAGCACGCTGAGCAAGCCGACAAGATGAGCGCCCCGAGCAGCGGGGCACCTTCAGGCGGCGCACCGGAGCCCGAGCCAGATCCGATGGCCGATGCAGCAGGCGGGTCGGATCTGGTCACTACGATGGCGCAGATGGCGCAGGAATCGGGCGACATGGGGCTGGCTGAATACATCATGGCGTACCCCGGCGCACAGGGCGCGGCTCCTGAGATGGGTGCTCCTGCTGGCGGCGGAGCTCCGATGATGCAGGGGTACTGATGGCTTATTCTCTCGCGAGTGGACCCGGATTCATCGTTGCCTCAGATCGTTTTGGGTTTCAGGACGGGCAACGGATTCGATGCGGTCCTTTCAGCGGAAAGATTCAGCACGTATCCGCCATTCTCGGAATGCATTCCGTGCCCACAAGTTGTATGCTCTTTTTTGAGCCTCGCCTTGAGTCTCGCCCGAGCGGAGAGCCATCGGGCGAGATACTCATTGAGCCATAATCGCCTGTCCGATGGCAGGCGAAAGTAGTCCCACTCAGCTATCCGGCGGCGCATAGCGTCAGGACCGGCACAAGGAGAATATCATGGGTTACCCTTCAGTCTTCGGCGGACAGTACATCGCCGCTAATTTCGCTTACGGATCGCCCGGTGGTCCCAACGCTCTCGTAGTCGATTCGTTGATCGACACGCCGGCCTCGCCTCCGGTCGCGCAATCACTGATCGTGAGCTTCGGCTATACGACCACCATCGACGGGATTCTGTTCTATCCGCTCGCGGATAACGCGCCCGTGAACGTGGGCAGCGCGGACAACGCCGAGGAAGTGACGCCTTCGAGCGTGACCAACAACGGGCGCCCGGACTATGATCAGGTGTCGTTCGCGGCGGACTTCGCTAATCGGCATGGCAAAGGTGACCCAGTGGCGTCGGCCACTTTCGGATTGCAGGAAGCCGTCAATCTCGCGGAGGCCGCGGGCGGCGGCGTGGTCATCATCGATCAGCAGTGGGTTAAGATCGGCGGGACGACGGCCATTTTCAACACGGTCACTGGGAATCTTCCCGGCAGCGTGACCATCACGGACAACCGATGAAACTCACGGCATTAGTGCTGGCGGCGACCCTGGGATGCTTCCTGGGGTTGCTGCTCAAGGGGTGATTTATGGCGTCTCTGGAAGAGCTGGACAAGCAAGCGCAGTTAGCCTACTGCGGAATGACTTGGGAAGAGTGGAAGGTTAAGTGTCATCGCGAGGCCGAAAACTTTCCCATGCGTATTCCGCTTGATCCGGTTAAGGGCGGCGCATTCTCCGAGATAGAGGATTCCGATAAAGCATGACAGCAGAGCAGCGGATCGCCTACGTAGAAAAGCAAATCGCAGCGGTGGATCAGGGCCGCCAGAACACCCTGAACTGCCCCTATTGCGATGCGCAAAACCTACCGGGTGATCCGTTCTGCTGTTTGACGTTCGGGCGAGCGATCGCGGCTATCATGATCCGGCGCGACATGCGCGAGAAAGCGGATGAGGCCGAAAAGATCGCGGAGAAGGTGAGCCGAAATTGAGAATCACTTATCCAATGCGCCCCGGTGAGCAACTATGGGAAGCAATCTTGATGGCTCAAGCGATTGCAGCCAGCAGTGGCGCAAACGAATATCAGGTTGTAGACAGCAAGGGAATCCCGATCCCGCGTCGCTCATTGAATGGCATACCTGAATCGTGCGACATTGACCTGAGCCGATGCGAATACTTGGGCTTTAAGCGATGACCCCCGCCCCCGCCCCCGCCATCGAAGAGCAAGAGCAGCCCTACGGCGAAAACTTCGAGCAGCTTCCCGAGCAACTGGTTAACGCGCTGCGCGAGTGCGTCAAGGACTTCCAGGGCAACGAGAAGTACCTGCGCCGTCAGGAAGTGCGCCGCGATTGGAAGAACCGGCTGTACGAAGTCGGCCAGCAGCACGTCATCTGGCAGGGCGGTCAAGGCGGTGGCGGATTCATCGGCGTAACTCCCGGCGGTCGCGCGAACAACCTGATGGGCGGTCTGAGCCAGGCTCCTAATTACGTGGACGCCTACAACCTGTACCGTCCCTACCTGCGCGTGAACCTGTCCGTCCTGACGCAAAACCCACCCGGCATTAAGTTCGAGCCGATGGAGCAGGAGCGGCAGGAGGACCAGGAAGCCGCCAACACCGCTGAGGGCTATCGGCACATCTACGACCGCGCCAATAACGTCAAAGCGGTGCAGATGAAGATTGCCCGTATGATGGGCTTGAGCGGCCGCGTGGTCGCGTGGACGCACACCGAACCGAATGCCCAGAAGTTCGGATTAAATCCCGATGGTTGGCCGCGGCAGATGGAAACGACCGACGTCTACGGCACCATCGAGACCAAAGTGCCGATCCTGGCGCGGAATCAGGACGACTGCCTGTACGTGTTCATCTCGGACGATCCAGACGTGCGGTGGGCGAAAGCCGATTACCCGGAGATTGCGGACAAGATCAAGGCCGGCATCTCTGGGCTGGGAGAAAGCGCCTACGAGCGGCTAGCGCGGCTGAACGTGCTGCAAGGGTCGCGTTCGGAAATGTCCAGCGCCGACGCCTACTCGCACCTGGTCACGCGAATGCGCTGCTGGCTGCGCCCTGAGGTTTTCTCGGACGAGAAGATGAAACAGGGACTGGACGAACCGAGCGAAGGATCCACAGCGGCCACAGTGGGCGAACGGTTCAAGGAGCTATTCCCCGAGGGCTGCTGTGTCACCTTCATCGGAGACATTTACGCGGGCGCCTATCCGCAGTCGATGGATGACGCGATCGTGATCGGGTTCCCGTCCGAAGGCGAAGGCATGAGCCGCCCCGGCTTCATGGACTCGTTTCTGGTGATCCAGGATGCCTTTAACGACGCGCGCAATACCACGCGGGAGATTTGGGACACCGGTTTCCCTTCGACCTGGATTGGTGCGGATGACCAAGAATTTGACGCTATCTCGAAACAGCGGGCCGACCCATATGCAATCCGACAAAAGAAGCTCCCAATGCCTACGTCCAGGATGGAGGATTCTTTTTTCCGTGAGCCGAATCCCGAGCTGCCCGCCACATTCATCGAGGACATGCAGCAACTCCAGGGCGAATTGCCGCAGTTTATGCTGGCTGCACCCCCGGCGCTGTTCGGCGCGTCGATGGAGGATCAGAAGACCGCCAGCGGCTATGCGCAGGCCCGCGCGCAGGCCATGGGACAACAGGGCACCATCTGGATGCCGATGCAGTGGATGTTTGCGCGGATCTACTTCCAGGCCGCATTGCTCGCTACCAAAAATCCCGATTACGCCAAACCGATTGCGGTACCGGGCGGGTCGGGCGCCACCGCCACCATCGAAATCGCCAAGATGACCAAGGGGCAGTTCGGCTGCTACCCGGATGAGGATTCGAGCTTCCCGGAATCGACCGAGGCGAAGCGCGCGACCTTGGACAAGATTCTCGCGACCATCGGAGATAGCGAGATCGGCATGGAGATGATGCAGAGCCCGCGGAATTTTGAGACGTTCATGGAATTGAACGGCTTCCCGGAACTGGTCAGCCAGCGGGCGCAATCCTGGAAAAAGCAGATGTTCGAGATCGAGCAGTTGCTCAAGACTTCGCCCGTGCCGCCCGATCCCGCGATGGCCGAATCAATCGACATGGAGCACGCCGCTGCCGCGATCCAGGCGCAGGAGATGGGCGCGCCAGAACCGCCGTACCAGCCCGCACAGCCCGAATCGACCGTGCCCGTGCAGGATTGGGATTTTCACCAGTGGGAAGCGGCTGCCTGTCAGGATTGGCTCAACAGCGAAGATTGCCGCCGCCAGTTGGGGAACGGGAACCAGGCGGGCGTGGATAACGTGGTGTTGCACTGGAAACAGCATGTAGCCGCAGGAGCCGCGATGATGGCCGCCGCAATGCCACCACCGGTCGAAGCGCCCGCGGGTGAACCAAAGGGCGACAGCAAGAAACCACCTGAGCAGAAACCCAGCGCGATGGCTCCTGGATTACCTGAGATCCCCGGCGCGACCGCAACGATGTGAGTATGCTCACCGCTGAGATAGTCGAAGGTGTCATGGACCGCATTCTGTATGAAATAGGCAGGTGCCATTGGAACGCGCATCAACGAGGCTGGGGGCCTCACTGGGGAGAATCATTTTCCTCTCTGGAGTGGGGTGTTGTGTCCGCGCAGGTCATAGACCATAAGATGGACGATCAGGTTGACCAATCCCTACACATAGGGGCCTTTGGTGTTTGGGTGTGGACGTGGCTGGATGGGAAGCGCCCATTTTATCGAGCCACTTGCCCCGACGGATGGAGTAACCTAGATTTCGTGACGTGGGCAGAGAAGGTATTCGGCGTACTTTAGTTAGGAGATTCACATGGACGAAGCAGCCGTACTAGACGCGCCCGTAGAGGCATCGATTGAAGAGACTCCGGTAGAGACCGCTCCCGATACGCTTGGGGCTGTCGAAACACCCGCCGAGGAAACACCCGCGCCCGTAGCCGCTGATGTACCCGCCATCGAAAACGGCCGACTGTCTGCGCCAGCGAAAGAATATCTCGACAAGCTCAAGACCGAGAACCCCGCGCTAGAAAAGCAATTCCGCAACGCGCTCTACGCCCACGCCCAGTATCAGAAGGAGCTACCCGGCGGTCTCAAGGAACTGCAGGCCATGCGGTCGCTCGTCGAGGAACGCGGCGGGGCGGACGGCTTGCGCGAGATGGCCGAGCGGCTTGGTTCCTTCGAGGAGTTCGATAAAACCTACTTTGCTGGCGATCCCAGGGCACTGGAGCACATGACAGCCACGCCCGAGGGTAAAGATGCGCTGGTCCGCCTGATGCCCGCCGCGCTCGACAAGTTCCAGCAGATCAGCCCGGACGGGTATACGTCCCACATGGCGGGCTTGTTCGCCGCAACGATGGACTCCTGGCGTGTTCCGGTCGCGCTGGAGTTGCTCAATTATCTGGTGGCTGACAATCCGCGAGCGGTCGAGCAACTGCAGAAGATCCAGGGCTTCTATGGCCAAATGCTCGAGTTGTCGCAGAAGAAACCCGAAGCGCCCAAACCTCAGCAGCAGACAGCGCAGCCGGACAAGAGGGCTTCTGAGCTAGACGAACGCGAGGCCAAATTGGTGCGCGATGAGTGGGGCCGCGAATCCGCACAGGAGCAGCAGGCGGCATTTGAGACCACATTCAAGGAGCTATGCGGAGGCCGTAATGTTCCACCCAGCCAAGTCATGGCGATTGCGGAACTGTTTGAGACTAAGTTCAACAAGGGTCTCCAGGAGAAATCCGACGTTGGGAACCTGACGCATGAGCAGGTCCTGGAGCGCTACCGTGTCGCCAAGGATAAGGCCGGTTTCATGAAGTACGCGGCGGAACTGAACCGCACACTTGTTCCTAAAAAACTCAAGCTTGCGGTGGAGCAGGTATTACCCACCAAGCCGGGGCCGAAACCGCCCGTGCCCCCCGGAGGAAAGCCGCTCACCCCGCCCGTCAACGGCAAAGCCGCGCAGGGATTCACGCAGGTCAGCAAGCCGCCATTGAGCGACGAGATCGACTACCGCCATTCGTTCAACAGTGCGGCCAACTGGCAGGCCGGTAAAGCTGTGCTGAAATCGGGGCAGATGGTGCAGTGGAAACGATAGCTTGACAATTACAGTCTGACAGTCTACCGTATACGGTATGCCATGTTATGATTCCCGCGAAGCGGACACCCGAAAGCATGACCATCTAGCCGCCGGGTTACTGTGTGAAGTCCTCAAGGCTGAACAGGCGGACACTCCGCGCACTCCTGAGTTAGACGCTAAACTGGCGGAGTGGTTCAAGGTACATCGCGCCAATGAAGCCGGTTAAATGTATTTGCGGTCATCGCTGGTATCCCCGTAAGCCGGGTGGTGCTAAGAAGTGCCCGCGATGTCAGAGGCCGAGGAAGAAATGAGCACCCAGCTAATTTGCTGCATCTGCCTTTACTCGGATGAGCACCTACCTTTCGTGACTCGTGCTATGCGGTGCATGGACAGTCAGAAAATTAACACTGCCGTGGTGTGGTCTATGTGCGACAACTGCGAGAGAGAAAATCGCCCCATCGGGCCTCATCCAGACCGGTATTTTCGCACGCACAAGCAAACAGTGGGCGCGTTACGGAATGAACTGGTGGCAAGGAACAGCGATGCTACATTCATAGCCCATTTCGATGTAGACGACTTCAGTGCTCCTGACCGCCTCTCGATCCAGCTAGCCCACATCCAAAAAACCGGCAAGCTCCTGACCGGCTTTCACAATATGATGTTCTACGACGTGCGCGATGACCGCGTGATGTTCTACCAGCACGAATCTCCCAACTACGCACTCGGCACTTCGCTGTTCTACCGCCGCGAAGCCTGGGAGCGCGTCAAGTTTCCCGATGCCACGCCGGAAGACAACAAGTGGAGGATGGCGGTCGGGCTGACCAACTGCGAATCAATCTCATCACTGCGGGCGGATGGTACGCCGATCATGATCCAGACGATTCACGGAGGCAACGCCAGCGCGCAGATCGTCGAAGGCTCAAGCCGGTGGATGAAGCCCACGCCCGCGCAGGAACGAGAGGTGCGGAGGATTATGCATGAAACTATGCCGAAAGTGCCAGCAGGCGAAACCGCTCGATGAGTTTTACCAGCATCCCGAGACCGCGGATAAACGCGAGGGAAGCTGCAAGGCATGCCGGCGCAAGGATGTCGTGCAGAAACGCCTGCGGGCCGAGAAGCGCGTTCATGGGCTTGAATCGGAAGTGAAGCGATTGAGAGGTATCATCAATGAAATGCAAATGCCGGACGTGCGGTGTAGGCTTTGAGATTCCGCAAACGATAGAGGGAGACGGACGATGGCAGCAGCGAGTACTCGGAGACGCAAGCCGAAGGCACTTCGAGGTAAGCCGCCTGTGCGAAAGAGCGGACATTCAAGTAGATCTCCCGTTCTGGCTCCTGCCGATGTTGAGCTAACCTACATCGTGAGCGCGTTCAACCGTCCGGTCATGCTCCCGGTGGCGCTGTGGTCGATAGCGGGTCAGTCCCATCAGGACTTCCAGTGCATCGTAGCCGACAACGCCGATCACGATCCCACAGCGAAGCTCCATCAACTGGCGGTCGATCAAGTGAACGCCTTCCCCGGCATGCGCGGCAAGTTCATCTATGTGCGCACGCACGGCAAGACCAAGGTGAGCGATTGCTACTGGGCGGCCGAGTGGGTGGTCAAGAACATACCGATGGGCCGCTGGCTGTGCTTCCCCTGTGACGATACCTATCTGGTCCCTGGTTTTGCTCAGAGTCTATTGAAGCAGGCCGCAAAGAAGAATGCAGATTACGTATTCTCGAGGAATATAATCGCTGGACCAGATGCCTTAGGTGAGGGGGTTGGATATATCAAATGGAAACAGCGATTGCACCGAATAGCCAAGACGTGTTTCATTGTCAAGTGGAGCGTGTTCGATCAGGTGGGGGGGTTCCAGGGGAAGATGGACCGCATTGGAACAGTCAACGCAGATTATTTCTTTAGCTCGCAGATGGTGGAAGCGGGGAAACAAATTGCCAGCGTCAAAGGGGTGCTGCTTGTCCACAATTAACACATGGCGCGATATACCGGGCTTTTTCGACTTCGAGGACATATACGATCAGGCGGTGAGCGAAGCCCACAACGGAGACATCCTTATCGAGGTGGGAACGTTCCTGGGTAAGAGCGCTGCGTACATGGCGGACAGGATTAAGGCCAGCGGGAAGGAATTGCAATTCTTCTGCGTGGACCGCTGGGACGAAAAACAGTATGCCCAATGGTGGATCGACATACGCAAGAATCCTCCAGCGCCGTGGCCATGTGAGGAGCTAAACGGAAAGCCGCTCCAGGATGCCTTCTGGCACTGCATGGAGCGCGTCGGCCACGGTCATCAATCCGTTATCTGGAAGTCTTCAATAGAGGCAGCGCGGATGTTCGTAGATGAGTCCCTGCGGTTTGTCTTCATCGATGCCGATCACAACTACAGCGGTATCCACACCGATATTCTGGCGTGGCGCGGGAAGGTGAGACCGGGTGGCATCCTGGCTGGTCACGATTACCGCGTGAAGGCGTGGCCGGACGTCGCGCGGGCTGTTGACGAGCAATTTAGCAAGGTCGAGCACCGCAATAATTCTTGGCTGGTGAGGCTCTGATGCCAGCCGAAAGCCCATCTTTTGCCAAGCGCCGTCGTAACGGGCGTAAGGCGCACGACAAGAGCGCTGAGTCCGCCAACTTTGGGAGAATGACCGTATCGCCGAATGATAACCTTCATCGTATCCACGTTCCAGCGTCCGGAAACCCTGGAGGGCTGCTTGGCAACGATCCGTATTCAGCCCGCCCCCAAGCGCGTGATCGTGGCCGATAACTCGCTCGATGCATCGGTAGATAACAACCGGCTGGCGTGCGCATGGTTTGGAGCGGAGCACGTCCACACTGCGATGGGTGACGCCTACAGCGCAGCTAACAGGGTCGTTGAGACTGAGCGAATCGAAAGCCCGTGGCTCTGCTTTCCTTCTGATGACGGGCTGATGGTGGCGGGCTTTTCGGAGATCATGTTGGACGCGGCCAAGGGCAACGGGCTGGTGTACTGCGACTGCATTTACCGGCAAGACCCGCTGGTGGGCTCGTGGCCCGCGTACCGGTTGCTGGATGCCGCTCCGATGATGGGCCGCATCGATAAGACCAACTTCATCGTGCGCCGCGAGTTATTCAAGGGATTCCCGCCGCATCCAAAGGGCTGGTGCGATGGGGCGCTGATCGAGCAACTGATCGCACGGGGCGTGAAGCATGCGAAAGCTCCAGGCGTTTTGTGTGTGCACCAATGAAACCAACCGCACAAGACGTCCTCGATCGATTCGGGTTCATCCCGTTTCTGTCCTACCGAGATCGGCAACCCGGTGAAGTAGTTACCGTTGAGGGTTACGTATTACACGGAGAGAAGTTGGTTATCATTGGCGTGTTGACCGAGCCTGAGCTTTCCCAGGTACACCAATTCTGGGGCTTGAATTTCCATCCAGATTGTCCCTACGCTTACAAGGCGATCGCCGAGTAAGCCATTCTGTGATATAGTTCCATCCAAGAGCAAATCGGTAAAGGAACGGCTACCTTTAAACCGTAGACCGAACTGCTTGAGTAACCGGCGAAGGTAACAAAGCACAGCGGCGTCTAGCTGGCTCCTCGGAGCGAAAGACTTACCGGGCTGATCCCAAATCAACCTGAGGAGTCTTTATGCCCACTGGCAGCAATGCCCAATCCATCGCCGCCCAGATCGAATGGACGCGGCCCGATCTTGAAATGCTCACGATGCTTTCCAGTGTGTTCTGGAAGCGCATCCAGAAATCGAAAATCAAAGCCGTCTCCACCCGTCCTTCGCGTATCCCGTACCAGCCTGCCACTGGCGGCCTGTTCGGGGTGTGGAACGCGGACGGAGCCGACATGGAACGCGGCAGCGGTCCCCAAGAGGTTCCGGGGTACATCTCCTGCGTCAGTTTCCTGCAGGCCACCGAGTACACCGCCCTTGCGGAGTACGGCACGGATTCGAGCGAAAAGGCCATTCAGGATTACGTCAAGCTCACCCAGGAGCAGGCGTCCCAGACCTTCGGAGGCTACCTCGATGCGCTGGTAGGGACCGGCGATAGCTCGAACGCGCTCGACGTGGTCGTGAGCACCCTGACCAACGGCCTCGAAGTCAACAATGCTAATTTCTTCCAGGACAATCAGATTCTGGACGTGTGGAGCGCGGTAGGCGGTTCATTCATCGCGCGGATCCAGATCCAATCGGTCGATTCGGCGAACAACGCCATCTGGCTCACCGGCCCAGTTCCCGTTGGTGTGGTTGCGGGGACGTCCCTGTTCGTCAAAGGCTCAAGCGCTCAGGCGAACTCGGGCCTGGCCGGCATCCTGACCTATCAGGTTTCCGGTAACGCCGGCCTCTATACCGGCATTCCGCGTTCGAGCTGGTCCGGCAAGTTCTCCACGCCCTCGATCAACCTGGCGGGCAAGGCGCTGACTCCCGCTATTGTGCGGGCGCTGCAAGCCAACCAGATCCTGGCGCTCGGTCCCGACGCCATCGCCAAGAGTGAGAATGTCGCGCACTGCAACGTGGACATGCAGGCCGCCTGGGAAAACAACGCCACGCTGGTGCAGCGGGTCATGGTGGAAGAAAATCGCCGTGATCAGTCGGCCGACATGCTGCCCAAGAATCCAACCACCAGCATCGCGGGCCGCGAGATGATCGTGAATCCACGCGCGATTCCTGGCCGCATCGACTTTCTGGCGCTCAAGTACTGGGAGCGCGTCGAGACCAAGGCGACCGACTACTACGAAGTCGGCGGGCAGACCGTGTTCCCGGCCTATGGTTCCTCGGGCGGTCTGGCATCGAGCACGCTGTTCTATCTCGTCATCATCTGCAACGTGCTCAACGTGCAACCCCGCATGGGCGCGTTCCTCGAAGACATCGCGATTCCGACCGGAATCTTCGGACACTAATTCTCCTAGGGGCGGTCGCACTCTTGGGGGAGGGGCCGCCCATTTTTAACTTATGGAATTGACGCACTATCCGGTTTCGATGCAGCGGTTCGGGGCGAATCCCTACGGGCAAGACCTGTACCGCATCATTTGGGCGGAATCGCGCCGCCACACCGCTGTGGCAAAGCACGTCACCGGTAGCGACGTAGCCCGCGAGATCCCGGTTTATCCGGGGCGGACGGGCTGGGTTATGGAGCGGTGGGTGCCGCCATTCGAGTTCGCGCGGTGCAGCCCTGAGGAGTGGAACAGCAATCCCATCCTTGCAGTATTGGGCGATTATCCCCACCGGGGCGAATACGAAGCCTGCCACTACTTTGAGGCGTGCGGACCGGTCGATGCCAATATCGACAAGCTCGTTACGTGGATTGAAGAGAGCCGAAAGCGACCACTAGCAGAAAATCTAACGGCTTGCCGAAAGGCCGCAGACTTTGATGAAAGCTCCCGCAAAAAGACCAAACTCGACATTATCGGCAACGCGCTCCCGGCATTCGGTTCACGCCCAATGTCCGGCTATCGCGGTGGCCGCGGGACTAAAACGATGCCCGTGCAATTAACTGCTCAGGAGGCGGGGTTGCCGACCGTTGGAAGGCATCGTCCTAAACCAGGAGAACTGAGCCGATCAAGCCTCAGCACCGGGTTTTTACCAGAATCAGCATAAGGAGAAAATATGGCAGCAGCACCCGAAGGAATAGGCGGATTTTATGGTAGTCCCAACCAGGTATCTGATGTCTATAGACGCCTGACGCATCGGAAACAGGCTCCTATATTGGATAGCGTTCGGCAGTTGGCTGAAGATGAGCCGGTCTTTATTTTCAACGTCAGCCCATGGAAGTACAGTCGCCGCATGGGGAACCATGGGACGTTTGTGATTAAGGGATGCCTAGAGGGTCAAGAGCATTCGGAGCCTCTCAGGTTGCCGGGGATTATTTTTATGCCTTATCCGGATTCCGAGACAACCGACAAGATCATAATGGAATCCGGGAAACATCTTGCTGGGCAAATCGTTGGGCTTGGGGCTCATAACCTACCAGCTAATTCACTTGCCCGCTGTGGCGTAGCGATCTGCGAGCAGTGGCCGCCTACTAAGGACCAAATTGCTGCGGCAAAGAAGGCGCTCCACGAGGGCGAACTGGCTTCGCTCATCCGTGAGGCCGACAGCGCCATCGGGCAAGGTCCCAAGGCCGCCGAGGACACCATCCGGGGTCGTCATCACGAAGCAGCGCGAATCTTAAGGCTTTCGGCAGCGGAACATCCCTGGATCGGCCGCGCGATGGCCGCCACCAGCCGCGAGGACTGCAAATTCTGCGGGGAACCGATGCGGAAGGGTCTCGCGCGTTGCCCGAACTGCAAGGAAATCGTCGATCAGGCGCTCTACGACAAACTGAAAGGCGTCGAACCGGCCAAAAAGTAGCCTGGAATGCCGACTGCTCCTTATCCAATCGTTCAGGACGTGCTCAACACGGCACGAGTGCGCCTGAACGATGCGATTCAGACGCCTACGGGCGCCCCCACGGGGCAAATCGGCGGCGAAGTCATCAACGATAACTCGATTTTCACCAAGCAGGGCGTAAATGCGGCATGGCAGCGCTTCCAAGAGGCGCTCGTTGCTCAGAATTTCTCCAAGCTAGTAAAAACGCGAATACTGAGCAGCGCTCCTGCGGTGGCGACCGCCGATCCTGGCGTTTTTTGCTACATCGACTGGACCGGATACTTCGATGGCGTCACCCTACAGACTTCCCCGGTCTTACCGCAGGATTTGACCACTCCGCTGCGTCTGAAAGAGCGCGTTCACGGCGCAACGGGCATGTCGGCCGAGTTCACGCCGATGGAGTACGTCTCCAACGGGATTTTCGGCATCCCCAAGCAGAATCGCAACTATAACTGGACCTGGGATGACGACAAAATAACCATCCCCGGTTCTACGCAGGTGATGGACTTCGAGCTTCGTTATATCCAGTTCCTAGCGCCGTTCGATGACGTCGGGAGCCCGATTACGCTGTACTGGTACGACAATCCCGTCCAAATCATGCGGTGCGAGGATGCTTTCGCATGGTACATCTGCTCGGAGTTCGCCAATTCCCGTGGCGACCTGGACGGCGCCGCGATCGACGCCAAAGCGGAAGCCGCCACCCTCAAGTTGATCCAGCGCGAGCTACAGAACGACGCGCTGCGCAAGGAATGGGTGATCCCGTCGATTCCGCCGGCCACAGGCGCGACTCCCTACGATTACGTCTCTACTATCCTGAACACGGTCAAGACGCGCCTGAACAGCCTCAACGGGGCAGCGGCGGACGTTCTCATCAGCAACCAGCCGTACATGCAGCAGGTGTTCAATACGGCCTACCGTAAACTGCAGATGTTGCTGGCGAATTTCGGCTACAGCAAGTTCACCAAGGAAACCATCCTGACCGGGCTCGCGGCCAAAACCTCGAGCGACCCGGCTGTACAGGTTTCGCTCGACTGGAACGGCTACGACAACGGGACGGTGGTCGATACCGCGATTGCGCTCCCGCAGGACTTGATTATCCCGATGTTTCTCTGGCAGCGCCCGACCGGGTCGAACGCTCCCTTCACGCAGATGACGCAGTGGCTGGACGGGATGCCCAACATTCAGCAGACCGCATGGAATCAGATCTGGGACTGGCGAAACGACACCATTTACATGGTCGGCGCTAACTATCCGATGGATCTGCGGATCCTGTTCGCCTACTTCCTGCCGGACCTGGCGGAAACCGGGAGCCCGTCAACGCCCTGGTACGAACAGCAGGTACCCATCGTGCGATGTCTCGATTCTCTGTCGGCCTACGTGTGCGCGGAAATCGCGCGGGCGCGACCGGATCTCGAGATGGACGCGGCGATACTGACGGCGGAAGCGGAAGCCTCGGCGAAGCTCATCTACAACCGGGATGCGCGCCAGAAGCAGCGGGTGAACATTCGCCGGTTATCGAGAAGTGGACGATTGGATGGAAACGCCTACGGGAACGGTTGGGGCGGTTGGTAAACAAACTAAAGGAGCATCACAATGGCCGTAACAGTAACTATTGAAAGTCCGGTGGCGGTCGATCTAGGCGCTGGAGTCGATTTCACCCAATCGCAGGAGCACGTTCTGGGAACCCTGATCCTTTCCGGGGACTACGGCGGGGCTTCCAGTGACGGCGACACGCTCGACTTCAGCGGGTTCGACAAGATCAAGAGCCAGCAGCCTCCGTTGTGGGTTCGGATCTGGCAGGAGCCGACCGCGGGCGAGCCCCCGGTGATTTACCAGTTCTTCTATGCGCGCGGCACCACATCCGCGAATGGGTTGCTCCAGGTGACCACGGCCAATCTGGTGCAAATCTCGCAGGGCTCGGCATATCCCGCGGCGCTGACCGATACCGACCCATCGCCCAACATCCGGTTTGAAGCGGCCTTCCCGAGCTTCGTCTAGTTCGATGCGATGGCGTTCGGAATTCAGGGGTCAGTATCGAAAGATACCAATGTCCAGTTAGCGCTGGTCACTTTCGGCGGTCTTGTCACCGACATGCCGCCGATGAACCTGCCCGAGGGCGCGAGTCCCGATAACCAGGAGTGCATCTTTAACCCGGGCAAGGTCGGATCACGGCCGGGATTCCGGTCCATCTTCGGAACTGCCATCGGCAGCGCCACGTTCACCTATGGCAAAACCTACCTGGATCCGGTCGGGGTGGTTCGCAACTTGTACCTCAGTTCGGAGGGCGAATTGCTGGTACAGACGGGCGGTTTCGGGGGAACGCCCGCAGTGATCGGGATGACCGGCTTAGGGCTATACGCGAAGTCGGTAACGGCTTTCGGGCGCGAGTACATCGCCATTTCGGACGGTCTGAGAGGGCAGGAGGTGCCTCTTCAGTACGACGGCACGAACCTGGACCGCGTGACTCAGGACGGGCCTGGCGCGGCGCCCACGGTCACCAACCTTCAGTTGCCCGCGGTCTCCATGGTGACCGGCAGCGGCGTGGTGCTGACCATCGTATCGGCTACCACCATTAACTTCAGGGATCGCAGCCAGAGCTATGGATCGCTCCAGATCATTGTGGCGGGCGGCGCGCTGGCGGTCTTCCCCGGCCAGCCCATCATCATCGCGGGCAGCTCCAACCTAAACCTCGACACGTCGTTTCCGGTCGCGCAGATCGTGGACGATAACACCATCATCGCGGATGCCTATTACACGACGTTTGAGACGGGTGTGGGTGGAACAGCCACGGTAGCGGCGTACACGATGACCCGCGCTAACAATATCGTGACTGTCTCAACCGCCACCGATCACAATCTGCAGGTAGGCTACCGCGCTCAGATTTCCGGCGTGCCGCCCAATACGACCATCGGCGGCGGGATTGTTTCGCTGGTCATCAACAACGCGCAATTTCCAGGCATGCTGACCGTTACCACGCACGCGGCGCACGGGCTAGCCCCTGGCACCTTCATTGATATCATCGGCGTCAAGGCACAGGCTCCGCAGTATGGCAGCCCTCCAGTTGCGGTGACGATCACCGTTATGTCCCGTGAGGGGCAGGTGGTGACGGCCGAAACAAACTTGCCGCATGGGCTCTCCGTCGGCGCGAGCATCACAGTAGAGAATGCCACTAATGATACGTTCAACTGCTCGGCGTTCGTGACGCAGATTGTCACTCCACAGAAGTTTGTTTATATCCAAGCGGAGCCGACAAATAACCCAGGACCAGAAGCGGCTGACCTGCTCATTAATTGGCCGTTTCCTGATATCGCGGCGGCGAATACATTTGAAGTGGCGGCG